CTCGGGGGGACCTGGTAACAGGGGCTGTCTGCAGAATCTTCGCTATAACGATGTCGAGCAGTCCTCCAATGGAGTTCTTTCCCATGAGTATCTTCCCTAAACTATCAGAGTCTGATGGGCTCCAAGAGATTGGAACCTTTTATGACTGGGCGTATGACACTGGTGCCGTGACAGGCAAGCAGTTTCTCATCGTCCGACTCTCCACAGGTAGTATGCCCATCCACGGCTCGCATAAGCAAGGCCGAGATGGACGCTATCATACTGGAGGGCCCTGGATTATGGTTAGGGAACGGACGGTCCATGAACCAGTTGGTGCCACCATGTGGCGCTATGGTCGAAAGACCCCAGCGTACGTAGGGTGGGCGTTTTACAATGGGACGATTGGGGTACCTAGTACCCTTCCGTCTGATTGGAAAACCACCGCTAGCCTAAACTCCCGATTTTCAACAGTCGGGGGCAAAGGAGCTGAGGCATGGAACCGAATGAGGCCTGATAAGCCTGATTTCTCAGCTGCAACATCTCTTCTCGAGTTGAAGGACCTGGTCTCACCCCTAAAGAGTGCTTTAAAACACTTGATAGAGAGGGGCCATAGTGACAAAGCGCTTAAACGTGCCTTGAACACACCTTTACACAAGAAAGCCGGCAATGACCATCTGATGGTCAATTTCGGTTTGGTGCCACTTGTAAGTGACATCAAGGGCTTCGTGGAGGCGTTTGAAAAGCGCCACAAGAAGTTTAATGAGATGTTGAAGAATGAGGGAAAGCCACGCCACCGCCGTACTAAATTCGGCGGTAAGTACGATAAGTCGGACACGATCTACGGAACATTTCCCCGATCTGGTAATAGTCTGACGACGGTAGTAGGTTTAGTCGACCCAGCTGGTGTTTCACAATGTTACACCACTAGTCCGAGTACGCTTACTAGACGCGCCAACACTACAACCAGAGAAGAGTGGTGGGCCGAAGGTCAATTCCGCTACTTGCTCCCTCCTGGTCCTAGAACGGACGCTTGGAAAGCAAGTATGGTTAGACGCATTCTTGGGGGTCGAGTGACCCTTTCGACTGTGTATAACCTAATCCCATGGTCCTGGTTGGTGGATTATTTCACCGACGTAGGGGACATGATGGATGCGATTAGTCCGGGAATCGCAGATCGCTTGATCTGCGATTATGCTTATGTAATGGCAACATTCGAGTGGGAGCTATTCCGCTCGGATGAGTCATCGTGGGCCGCGGGTAAAACTGGCGGTGTCAATATCGTTTCGCCTTCTGTCACGAAGACGTGGACGATAAAGATGCGCTACCCGGCTTCTCCATTTGGTTTTGGGTTCAGTATGTCGAACCTAACACCAAATCAAATTGGAATCTTAGGAGCCCTCGGGCTTTCGAAGATTTGACGGTTTATAGGCCGTCGCCACGTTGTTAAAACGTTGCTATCTTTCAAAAGAGGAGTTCTACATATGTTTGCCGATCCACAGTCCGTCACCATCAACGCTGTTGCTAACTCGCTTCCGCGGGTTGGTTCAACAGCGCCTCAGCGCCTTGGAACTTTCCAGAGCGCTGATGGTAGCGTACGTCTTGACGTGCGCCAGGATGCTAGCCAAAACCGTTTTCGTCGTGAGGTTCGCCTCACTCAGAAGAAGGTCGCGGCAGATCCCATTTCCGCTGTGAACAAAGAGGTTTCGACCTCCGTGCTCATCGTTGTCGATGAACCCCGATGGGGTTTTTCCGACACTGAAGTCGGCTATCTAACTTCGGCACTAGTTGCCTGGTTTACAGCCGGCCAGCGGGACAAGGTCCTTGGTGGTGAACTTTAAACAGTTCACCACGGATCAGCAGTGCTAATGCAGCATATGTAGGGGTTTCACCGCCACCCATAGAAGGATGGTAATGATGAAAAGACCTACAACGCTCCTAAGTCGGATCCTGCTCGATGCGGGATTGCAGACTAGTCTTAGCGTTACCAACGACGTTCGTACTATTGAACGTCGTTTCAAACACGAGGGTTGGAGTTTCTTGACTCTTACCCTCCCCATACTCGATGATGCCCTTTTAACGGGGCTAACGACTGGGGTTATCGGTCCTCACGACTTTAACGGATTCAAACCGTTCAAGAGACGTGGAAGGCTCCCTGCATTTATGCAGGGTTTCTTCGCCCGAGTGTTTGAGCGTGATGGTCGTTTGCTGGATAAGCCTTGCATTGACTCAATCGAGGCCATACGACAAGTCGCACGTGCTTTCAAAAAAGTACTCATGGCTTGTTCTGAAGACCGCATCTCTGCGGCATACAGAAAGTATCAGCAAAATGACCAAGAAGTCTACGAAACTAATCAGTTCCCTTACGCTGGCTTTCGCCTGCGCACTGTCGCTGGTTATTTATGGTCCGGACTCGAGGAGCTTTCGGGCGAGCTTTACTGCTCTCCTGGGCGATACGGTTCCGGGGCTACTGCTGAGCGATTCAAACCTAACGAAAGGTTTGACCAACTCAACTGGCCTACGCGAGGGGATTATTTGTTCCCCTCAAGTTACCACTGTTCATGGAGAGAAGATGACAGAACGACTTTCGAGTCGATCGTCGATCTCGATGAACTGTCTGAGCATCCCGTAAGGGTTGTTCAGGTTCCGAAGACTCTCAAGGCGCCACGTACCATCTCTGTGGAACCTAGTTACATGATGCTGAGACAGCAAAGTGTAGCTCGTCCACTTATGGACTGGCTCGAGTCTGGTAAACTCGGGCATAAGTCCATACGGTTCCGGGATCAATCCCATAACCGTATGATGGCGAAGCTTGGATCAACCGATGGCGAATTCGCCACCATCGACCTTTCAGATGCCTCCGACTTGGTCAGTTACGACCTTGTAAAAAGCATCTTTAAGCCGATTGCGCCGAGTTTTCTCGATTATGTAGAGAATTCTCGGTCAGGTTTGGCCAAAATGCCTTCCGGAGAAATTATCACCCTCCGGAAGTTTGCTTCAATGGGTAGCGCAATGTGCTTTCCTATTGAGGCAATGGTGTTCTTCACGGTCGCTGTAGCAGCGATTATGAAGGATTTCGCATTGCCGTATTCACGTAAAGCGATAGACAGGATCACTGCAAAGATCTCAGTCTATGGGGACGACATAATCGTCCCATCGCACTACGCTAGTTCCGTTATGCAGGGACTTACGGCCTTTGGGCTTAGGGTCAATGCAAATAAATCGTTCACACAAGGCTACTTTCGTGAGTCTTGTGGCGGCGACTATTACAAAGGTGACGATGTCACCCCAGTATATGTACGCCGTTGGACGACTACGGAACGGGACATGTCTCACGAACAGATCGTGAGCAGCATCTCGTTAGCCAATCAATTATACATGAAAGGATATTGGAATGCTGCTCAGTATGTTCGTGATTCAATTCGGCACAAGACAAAAGGGCTCTCCAGACTGGCTTTGGGAGGTCCCGGAATCCATCACGTGTCCGTGTGTTTTAACACGAACCTCAGATGGAATCGAGATCTCCAAAGTTGGAATGCGAGGGTTCTTCAGCCAAGTTGCCGAACTCAGCCCGATCCCGTTCGATCCGAACGAGGAGCTTGGATGCTCCTTGCAGGAAAAAGCGGATTCGGTCTGCAGGGCCGTCTTGGGGAAGTACAAGATCGACTTGACGTCGTTCGAGACTTCTTTGATACGGACTGCGCTAGAATGGGAGATAGTCTCACCGATTATCTGGAAGCTTTGCGACGCTTTGAATCAGCGTCCTGGGCCCAAAGATCTTTGGATGAGGCTTATCGACTATCGCTAGACGAGAGTCCGAGGCCCTACTCCCTCAAGACGAAGAGTAGGTGGGCCCCGACGAGAGTCGGGTTATGGGCTTAACGTGAGTTAAGTTCCAGCAGGGCGCGCA